GGGATCAACATTCGTTGCCTTCTCATATGTTGGTTCTGAGGCAGACGTTGATGCTGCCGAAGTTGTTCCACCTATCGAACCTGGTGACTTTATTGACATCCAAGGTGAGACATCAGACAGAGAGGTTGCTGTTATTGAGTCTTCTAACTCTCTAATTACTTTCGACTATCTTGGATCTGTCTTTGGACAAGATGCTAAGGGAACTGCAATTATAACTTCTGGATTTATTGATCAGGTACAGGTAACTTCTGGTGGTTCTAGTTACACATCTAGACCTAATGTAAGAATTGATTCCATCTCTGGATTTGATGGAAATATAAGAGCACTAGTTGGTGTTGCTGGTGTTGAAATGAATAATCCAGGCTCTGGTTATCAGAATCCAGAGATTCTTGTTGAGACAACAGTCCCTGATGATTGGAACGCACCTGACCTTAGTCAGTACGGAGAAGAGGAAGTGGATCCCGAAACACCATAAATAACTAAAAATCGTAGCGATAAATGGCCAAACAATCACTAAATCTTGGTACGGTTCCTAATGATAACACAGGGGATACTCTGCGTGGTGGAGGTGACAAGATTAATGACAATTTTAATGAAATCTATAGTGCAATAGGTAATGGTACATCAATAACTGTTGATGTTACTAACCCTGCAGTAGGTCAAGTATTAAGGTATACTGGATCTCAATTTGCTCCATCTGATTACGCTAATTTAACATCTTCATTAGATGTTAATGGTAATTCAATTGTATCTTCTAGTAATGGTAATATTACAGTTGCAGCAAATGGTAGTGGTAATATAACATTAGGAGCTGGTGGAGTTAATACAGTTTTCCAAGGAGCTGATGGCATCATTGATATGCCAACTAAAGTTAAGTATAAGAATGAATTTTCAGCATTAGGTAATGCACCTTCTGCTGCATCTTATCCAGGATATTTCTTCACTGTCGATGGTGATGATAATCCATATGTTAATATCAATATTACTACAGGTGGTGTTGGTGATGTGAGAGCAAAGGTAGCAACAGAATATTCTAGTATTGATGTTTTGGCCGACGTTGATACTACAACTGCTGCTCCTACAAACTTACAAGTTTTGAAGTGGAGTTCTAGTGCTAATAAATGGACTCCTCAAAATGATGAGTCTGGTTTAGCATCATTGAATACTTGGGCTACGATTACAGGTGATACTGGTAGTACGACAGCAAATGCACAGGCAGATACGTTAACTATTGCTGGTGGATCTAATATAACAACAACGATTGTTTCTGACACATTAACAATTGATTTTAGTGGTACTTTAACTACTACTCTGGCAGCATTAACTGATACTGATTTGGGTGGAGTGGTACAAGGAGATTCGTTATTCTTTAACGGTACTAATTGGGTTGCTACTAGAAGTCCTATTACTTGGTGGGAATTGAATGCTAATGGTGCATCAGATTATACTTTTAATGGACCTGGATTTGCATCTGCTACTGCTGACGCAACTCTTTATGTTATGAGGGGTCAAACATATGCTTTCGATAATACAGTACAATCGACTGCACATCCTTTCAGAATTCAAAGTACTCAAGGTTTGACTGGAACTCCTTATACTACAGGGCAAACAGGTAGTGGAACTGGAGTTCTTTATTGGACAGTTCCTATGGCTGCACCTAGTACTCTTTATTATCAATGTACACTCCATGCAGCAATGCAAGGAACGATTAACGTAGTTGGTTAATAAAATATGGCAAGAACTGTTCCTGGATACGGTGCTCAAATTGAACCCATATTTGACGATAAATTTGGTGTTCGTGCAGTAAAAGTAGTAGATGGTGGTACTGGTTACGATATATCAAATCCACCGAGATTGACTGTTGATGGTTGTGGTACTCCAACAACGGAGGCACTTCTTTATCCTATTATAGATAATCTTTCAGGGAAGATAGTTCATGTTAGAGTTTTAGAAAGAGGTCTTGGGTACGATCCTCTTAGATTACAGATAATACCAGCTCAAGATACACCTACTGTCATACAATCTTTTGATATTAATAAGATTTGGCAGACACATCCAAATTCACCTACAACAGGTTTATTCACTGTTGATAGTGATAGACTTACAATACAGAGTGACAATCATCCAAAACCAACACCACTTATAGAAGAGAGAGCACCTGGAGGTGGGTCTGGTGGTGCTCTTGCTCAGTATACACCTTCAGCAATTAACTATAATCCTACTACTGGTTTGATGGAAATGACCATTGGTAGTCATAGTTATACTACAGGTGATAGCATTAAAATTGGAACTGATTCATTAACATTTACTTGTGCGTTAGATGATCATGGAACAGACCATACATATCCTCGTGCAACTGATCCAGTAGCAGGTGTTGCTATACCAATACTTTCTACAACTTCTACAACTATTACAGTACAAGTATTGGGTGTTGCTCCTGCAACCAATACCAGTGCTCATACATTCAAATCTGCTACTTTTGGTGCAGTTACTAGTGGTGGATCATTAGTAGATCGTTCATTTAATCAGACTTACATTTATAGGGGTGGTAAAGATGCTCCTAATCCTAATACTAGAGAAGAACAAAATAATAAAGCAATAGGTATAATGGCAAATGGAGTTCAACTCCATACTCCAGAATGGGGTCAAGCAGGTAACCCTACTCCTGGATTTGCTATTGATGCGGTTAAGTATAATTATATTAAAAATAATAGATCTTCTGATGCAGTAATAGATAGCAATACTTATTATTACCAGTCTTCTAGATTAATTAGTGAGTTTGCAGAAGATAATGGTGTGTTTGATTGGGGTAAAATAAAACAGTTTACTTGGAACATCAAGACAGAATTTGATAATTTGATGTTAGAAGTTGAAAATGTTTCTCAAGAATTAGCTTTAGTTGAAGTTGGTAGAACACTTGATGTTATTGGTGGATCTGGTAAAGCTGAAATCGCAAAGGTTGTAAAGAATAATCTTGATGCAATAACACACGTATACATAAGGAATGTTACTGGATCATTTGATGAGGATAATGTTCTTTTAGGATCTACTGGATTTAGTTTTAGAATTGCAGAACCTCCAACAGAATTAACCAATGGTGTTTTCTATATTGATTTTGGTGTAGATGCTGAAGAATTTGGACCTTTTGTTTCTGGTCAATATTATTTTTCACCAGAGAATATTAAAGTTCAAAGAAATTATTTAATTAAGTGGAATCAAACAGAGAGTTCTAACCAACCATCAGAACTTCATCCTCATGGTCATCCTATGCAGTTTAGTACCACACAGGATGGTTTATTGAATGGTGGTACTTTGTACTATAATAGTACTGGGGTAACAGAAGCACCATCTACAGATTACGAAAATGAGTTTCAACCTCTATTCATAATGAATGGAGATGAAAGTAGTAGGATATATTATTATTGCAAGTATCACAGATATATGTCTGGATATGAAGGTCATGAAGGATATATGACCTTAGATACAGAAATTGATAATGATCCTCCAGTTAATGATTATTATATTACAGACTATTATCAGAGCGATAATAGTGATCCTAATACGATAGATTATTCACGGCATGCTGATGGTCATTCTAAGATATTAGGAATGGCATTTGATGGATATCCAATTTATGGACCTTATGGATATGATTTAAGTGGTACTAGTGTTTTAGGTACTACACAAGTTTTATCTGAATACGGTGGTCTTTTCTATCAGGTTGGTAATGGTTACCCAACTACAAATAACGGACCTGGAACTGGAACAGGGACTGGTTGTATTATTGATGTAACTGCAATTGGTACTTATCAGCCTGGTGGTATTCTTACAATTAGGATAGCTGAAGGTGGAAGTGGATACGCTATTGGTGATAAAATTAGAATCCTTCATAAGTATGATGGGGCTTGGATATCACAATCTTTTGTGAGTGGTCAAGGTGCTAATGCAAATAGAACTGAAGGAGTATATGGTGATGTTGATGATGGAAATGAATTCACAGTTCAAGCTTCATGGACTTCTGCTAATGGTGTTGGTGGTAAACCTAAGATTACTGTTGCTGCTGATGGTTCCATAAGTGGTTTCACTATGGGTGGCAATGGATCTGAGGCAGTACCTGGACCAGATGGTAATATGGGATATAATTATATCGATGATGAGCAGATTACTATTCCTGGTAATTTAATTGGTGGATCTACTCCTGCAGATGATTTGGTCGTCAAAGCTGCTTGGGTTACTGATGATGATAGTGGAATTGCTGAAATTACTGCTGTAGGTAATGGTCTTAAAAGAGAAGTTACTGGATTTAGATACAGAGTAGGTGATGAATTAGCTGGTGCTAGACCTGATGTAGTTACTGAAGAAACTATAACTTATGCTGTAACAGTTGCTAATGGTGAGTTTAATATTGATGGTAGTACTGTTCCTTTCTTAAGTTTATGGAGAGGAAAAACATATGTATTCCAACAGAATGATTCTAGTAATGATAATGAACAGTTATTAATATCTACTACTGATGATGGGTGGCATGCTGGTACTCCACCAGATACAACATATCTTTTTGAAGGACCAGGTATTACCTATTGGTTAGAAGGATCTGAAGTAACTTATAGTGCTTATATTAGTGGATTTAATGCTGCTACTGCAAGAGAGATAAGATTTAAAGTACCTGTAAGTGCTCCACTTGCTTTATATACCTTTGGTTATACAACTTCTGGTATTGGTATAAGAACGGTTCAAGATGGATATGTGATTGGTGATTTGGTTCAGGATTATATTTGGGATAGTAGTATTGGTACTTTGGATGAATATAATGGTAAATTTGCTGTTACTCCTGAGTATCCTAATGGAACTTATGCTTATTTCTTAACAGAAAATGGTAGTGGGATACCAACTTATCCTTATGCAATTGGTCCAAGATTCTATGGTACTCCCTTATTTGAGGGTGATGCTGTCCCTGCTCAACCAGATACATTCCCAGCTGGTGCTCAAGGTAATATTGTTTTAAACACTGATGGGACTGTTAGTTATGTTAAGATGACCCAGAAGGGTGATAATTATTTTGGTGCTGCAACTGCAAGAATATTAGGTGGAGAGGGTACTGGTGCTACAGGAACACCAACTGTACAGACAGTTACAGGTCTATCATTATTACAAGGTGGAAGAGATTATGCTACACCCCCAACACTTATTTTTGAAGGTGGTGGAGGACAAGGTGCTCAAGGTGCTGCTGAAATTGATACGTTAGGTAAAGTAAAAAATATTCAAATAGTTGATGATGGTGATTATTATCAAGAACCACCATATATTCTTATTACTGGTGGGGGTGGTATTGGTGCTAAAGCAACTGCTCAAGTAGCACAAGGTAAGATTAGTAGTATCACTGTCACTGATCCAGGTAGCGGATATGTCGATCAACCTAAAGTAATATTTACAAAACTAGTTAACTTAAAACGTAAGTCAAGAGCCAGACAGGCATATAATTCTGTTGCTGGTTTCCTTACTGGTCTTGTTAAGAATGTTGGAATGTCTGATGTTGAAATATATGTTGATTCTACTGACGCTTTCCCAGGATCAG